AGTGTTATAAAATCTACCTCCAGGTGTTTGTAGAGATTGTAGAGCTGTTGCTCCTAAAACATTCTCTCCTACCCTATCGTCGCCTATGCCTTTAATAACATTTGCATCTTCTTGAGTGTATTGCTTTGGAGTCCATGTTGCTCCACCATCTGTTGACTCTGCAGCTAAGGCATATCCTCCAGAGCTAAAATTTTCTCCCTTTTCATTTCCAACGGTCCATGGTTCTCCACTTCTTATTCTTCCTCCAGTAGTGGGGGTAAAATACAATTGAGTTGTAGCAGTTCCCGTTGCTTTCCCATTAGAATCTACCTTATACCGAGTAACTGTTCTAAAATAATAATCAGTATTACTACCTGGCAACTTTTTTGCAATAGGTTCGCTGTATATATATTTCTCTGACATTAGACAAACGTTTTTATTTATTTAGTTATAAACTTTGCATATGGTATAGAAAGCAATTCATCTAGTTCTTCACGGTTAACAATATACACTTGCCCTGCTAGTTCTTCCCAAGTATATTGTCTATGTTTTCGCCAATGAAAGTTGAGTCCACGAAATCCCCATGAAAATAGTTCAGTCACAGCAACTAGTGGGTGCTGATCATATGTAATGCCAGGTGTCTTTGCATTGTAAACGAACGTACACATAGTCCCTGGATCAGGAGCAGGAGTTACTGTGTCTTTCAAAGCATCCATAATCTCCAGCATCATATCTTCTTGGTCGTTTGTACCATTGTTTATTTCATCCCTGAGGTCTACAATACGGTTCATTTGATTCCTAACTCATTCTCTGTGATGATTTTAAATTCTATCCGATTATCCTTACAAAATTCTGTTGCCGCTTTCCACTTTGCTTGGTTGACTGCATACATCTGACACTCATAGAGGTATGATTTAGTTTGCCTCTTTGGTTTCTTTGGTGGTGCAGTTTGCTTCTTTGGTTTGACTTCAATCACATAAGTCTTAACCTTACCTGTTGATTCTTTTACTTTAATCAAGTAATCTGGATAATATCTATGAACGCGATTATCTACAGGAGACATATATGGAATACTAAATTCTTCTGATGCCCATGATATAATATTTTCATTTAAGTCGCACCACCGACACATCTTTCTTTCCCAACTGCTTCTACATATGATGTTGTTGGGGTTTCCTTGATACTTCTCTGGGTGTGATGGTTTATATCTACTCTTAATACTTTCGCCCATCTCTTATACATAATATACAAGGTCAAATAGTATTTATAAATGCCAACTCCAAAGTCGGTTTCGCAAATTAAATCATTACTGCTAAGCCCAGCTACAACTTCTCATTTTGAAGTTGAGATTGGAATACCTAGAGATCTTCAAACTCTTTTAGGAGTACGACAGGAGAGACTCAACTTAATGTGTGCAGAAGCATCTCTACCTGGATCTCAATTAGCAACTTTAGAATTAGATGATGATAGGACTGGAGTAAAGGAGAAACATGCCTATCGAAGAATGTTTGATGATAGGATTGATTTAACTTTTTATGTTGATGCTAAGGATTATATTCCTATCAAGTTTTTTGAGACTTGGGTGTCATTCATAGCGAATGAAGACGCTAGGAATATCAAGAATAAGAACTATTCATATAGGGTAAAATATCCCGATGATTATATTTCCGATCAGGGTTTGATTGTTAGAAAATTTGAACGAGACTATGCACAACTTTTAGAGTATGAATTCATTAGAAGTTTTCCATTGGCAGTATCATCAATGCAAGTTTCATATGATACATCTTCGTTGTTAAAATGTCAGGTGTCTATGTCATATACTCGTTATGTTGTGAAAGATATTAATGCTCCAACAACAGGGATGTCGATGTCATCAAACTCATCAGATAGAGTTACTACTGCAAATCCTGATGCGGCGATACCGTTTAATTCCAACATAAGAGGAGTACTTAATGCAGATACATTTAAAACATATGCCGAGAGCATCCAACAAAATCCTCTTACTCCAGCAGGTCAAGCACAATTTAATTTCCAGCAAGCATTAAATGCAGGAGTATCACTTAGAAATGCTCCAGCAGCACCGCCCGCAGCACCTCCAGCAGCGCCTCCAGCAGCACAAAGACAGAATCCCAGAAGATCAAATGCTATCTCTGTAGGATTCGCTGAAGGTGGATTCTAACCCTCTAAATAATCATACTGAAATCATTATAAGACATTATGCCTTTACCAAGAATTGCTACGCCAACTTATGAACTTGAGTTGCCATCCACAGGACAAACAATCCAGTACAGACCATTCCTTGTAAAAGAAGAAAAGGTTCTTGTCATTGCTCTTGAGAGTGAGGATACAAAACAAATTACAACTGCTATTAAATCAGTAATTAAAAATTGTATTCAAACTAGAGGAGTTAAAGTAGAAAGTCTTCCTACTTTTGATATTGAATACTTGTTCCTCAATATTCGTGGTAAGTCAGTTGGAGAAGAGATTGAAGTCAATCTTGTCTGCCCCGATGATGAAGAAACTCCAGTTTCTGTGATGATTAATCTGGATGATATTAAAGTCCAGAAGAATGATGATCATACTAATCAAATTAAAGTTGATAAGTCAATCATGATGGAGATGAAGTATCCATCATTGGAGCAATTTATTAAAAACAACTTTGACTTTGCTGAAAAGAGTGCAATGGATCAATCATTTGATCTTATTGCTTCATGTATTGATAAAATTTATACCGAAGATGATATCTGGATGTCTGATGACTGTACTAAGAAAGAAGTGAATGATTTCCTTGAGTCAATGAACTCCTCGCAGTTTAAGGACATTGAGAAGTTTTTTGAGACAATGCCAAAACTTTCTCATACCGTCAAGGTTAAGAATCCAAATACAAAGGTCGAGAGTGAAATTGTTCTGGAAGGGTTATCGTCTTTTTTCGCTTAGGTATGGTACACATGGATTTGGCAAATTATTTTCAACTTAATTTTGCCTTGATGCAGTACCATAAATATAGTTTGACCGAGATTGAAAACATGATGCCTTGGGAACGAGACATCTATGTTGCCCTTCTACAGCAGCATCTTGAAGAAGAGGAATTAAAGAACAAACAACAAAATGCGTTCAACTAAAGCACTCTCACCATCAAAATTCTTTGGCGGAAATAGATACACTGCGTATCTTGACGAACTCACCGCCAGTGGAACTATTGCGGGTCAAAAATTATCACCTGCTCAGAGAAAGGAAGGGTTTAAGAAGAGAGGTGATAAGATAAATTTTGAAAAGTTTGTTAATAAAGTTTTAGAGAAGAAGACTGGTCCTGCGATGAGTGGTGGTGCTAGGGCACTCCCAGGTAATGGCAGAGGTGGAGCAATTGTAAAATCATCTGGCGTCACTCCATTCTCCACACCACCAGTATCAGAAAAGGGACAGGAGAATATAGATGATATTCTGAAGGGAATTGATTCTATTTTAGAAACTCTGAGATCAGAGAAGAAATTTAAGAAACAAGTTGCAGTAAAAGATAAAAGAAAACTAGAGAGAGAAAGGAGATCTTCAAATGAAGAAAAGTTAGAGAATAAGAGTTTTAAAGGATTAGGGAATGCAATATCAAAAGTATTAAAACCTGTCAAGTCCGTGTTTGATAGCTTAATGGACTTCATTGTTAATACTCTTATTGGAAGATTTTTAACTAAATTTATTGATTGGTTTAGTGATCCAAAAAATGAAGGCAAATTAAACGCAATTGGTAGGTTTTTAAGTGATACTTGGCCTGCTCTATTAGCTGGATTTATCTTATTTGGAACTGGGTTGGGTGGATTTCTCACAAGTCTAGTTGGTTTAGTTACATTCTTCATACCAAAATTATTTAAATTAACTACATCACTTCTTAGATTTGCAGGGAGGAATCCCATGAAAGCACTTGCAGTTGCAGGTGTCGGTGCTCTTGGATATGCAGCATATACTGGCACGCAAGCATCTGATGATCCAGAAAGAGCAGCACAAGGTAAGACTCAACTGGATGATAATATAGAAAACCTTGGCGGCATGATGCAGAATTTCTCATTCTTCAATGCTGGTGGTAGAGTTCCTGGAACTGGAACTAAAGATACAGTTCCTGCCATGCTAACTCCTGGCGAGTTTGTTATGAGTAGAGGTGCTGTTAGTAAATTTGGTATGAATACAATGAGTTCTATGAACTCTGCTGGTGGAGGATCTGGTGCTCCAAGTCTTATGTCAGATGGTCTGCTTGGGTATTCTGAAGGTGGTCTTGTAGGTGGTTCACCAGGTAATCCTCGTGATCCAAAGAACAGAAAAATATTCTTACACTGGAGTGGTGGTTTCCATAATTCTATTCAAGGTCTGCCTTATCATCAGACATTCAGTGGTTCTGGTAAACCAGCAAGCACAAATGTAAATTATGGGGCAGATAAGTATGCTCACACAAAAGGTCATAATAGTGATTCGGTAGCATTAGGTGCTGCTGCTATGTGTCACCAGGGTATGACACCAAATTATTATAGTGAAAAGAAAGGTTGGGCAGAGAATCCTATCACCAATGCTCAAACAACTGCTATGGCAAAAGAAGCAGCAGCTTTATTGCGAGCATATGGTCAAACTGCTACTGATGTAGATAAGAATGTATGGACTCATGGTGAGTGGGAAAGACATGCTGTAAAGAAAGGATTACTTGATCCGCCAGTGGCGAGATGGGACTTAGATTCCCTCACTCCTCCTCCTTATGCTAAGCACCCTGGTGGTTTCTGGAAAACGAATCAAATATATTCCAAGGGTGGCAATCAGATGTGGGCAAAGATTAAGGCCTTCATGACGGGTGCTCAAGTGCCTGTTACCAGTCCAGAAGAGCCTAAGAGTGGCAACAACCTTACTGGAGGTGCCGCTTCCATGA